CCAGCAGGTATACGGTAGACTCCACGTAACCTAGCAAGCTCCTCTAAGTGTCTCCCCTCAGAATTACCGATGTTTAAAGTATCTAATGCGGCACCAAGACCTTGAAACGCTAGATCAGCTATCCTAGCCACAACACTGTTTAATTGATGAATTACCTTACTGTCTTGGTAGGTGAGTGGGAGTGATACATTCTGTTTTTGATCTTCTTGAATAACTTCAAGTATCTCATTGAAGCTTGGCGCATGGTAACCTGTTTCGTCAAAATATATATTTGTCATGTGTGTCTCTTACGTATTTATATCGAAGGTTTCATTCACCAGACTAATTGTACCACCAGCAGATAGGATGTTAGCAGTGAGACTCATTAACCCTGTCTGTTGATTAAACTTTGTACTATAGTTTGAAATACCCAATACTTCTGGTAGTGATTTTATAGCTAGACGAATTTGACTATCTACGAAATCTTTACTAACCTTACCTAATAGAGCTATTTTGTTATTTTCGTTTTCAATCCAAGGGACTCCAGTATTAATATTCCTGAACCACTCTCCCCTGAATGTACGAAGAGTAACCATAACGGCTTGTCGGGTTAACTCTTGTTCTGTAGTAACTGTACACAAGTCTCCTTCAAATATGCATAAATCCCCTGTATCTGGGTCTAGGAGTAAGTCTGTCATAAGTTACCTTTATAATGGATCTGGTGGTGGATGTGCTGGTGACCCTGTGCCATGGATGACATAAGCAGCATGGAGTGCATCAAAATCTTCCTTAAGTTGGTCTAAGTCTGTTCCGGCAGCAGTGATTAAATTACCACCAGCAGTTACAGTAGCGCCATTAACTGTCCCTTCGCCGCCAGTAATACTCCAAGTACCGTCAACATTCAGTATTACCGTAACGCTGCCATTAGAAACCCCTAGGGAACCATCTGGCGAGACATCGAAGTTGAAGTTGGGGTTGGTGAGGGATATTGTTTCATCAGCCTTAAACGAGAGCCTACAGCCTTTAAACCGTATTTCAAAGTCGTCTAAGGATAGGGAGTAATCTACTCCATTAGCCTGTGCTGCATAACCTAGTACAACAGCTTGGGCACTACCAAACGTAAGTCCATCCACTGGAGTGTAAGTATTGGCTTCGCTAGCGTACACAAACTCTTCTATAGAGTGTTTTGGGTACCCTATTAGTACCTTAGTACCAACATTCATTGGAAATGATATAAACCCGTCTACGTTGCCTTGTAGGATGACTGGGCAGTTAAGGACTGTAGGGACTTCAATCTCTACTCCATCCTTTTCCCTAACAATAGCCAGAGGTTGTACATCAACCAATCGACTAGATGCATAGTTAGAGTTACCAACTACCTCAGCTACATCGATGGTTTCGATATTAGTGTTAACCCAACGCCTGACCAGATCACTGATAGCAGCGGGTTTGTTTTTCGTATAACCCTTCATCATTATTATAACGACTCTAATGTCAATTGCGTTTCCCAAGTTCCACCACGGTAGTTACCTACATATTTCAGTGATGATATTGAGTATTCCCCATTTAGTGTCACATCAAACCCCGATAGCTCAACTACTTTATCAATAGAGATTCTTCCATCGAGGTATGTGGTTAGGGATAATGTCTTGGATTCCTTTTTACCATCGGCATTAGATGGCGTATTGTTTGCCGATATGTTGGAAGCATTAACAGAACCTTTAACATTACTTGGCGTTATCTTTACAATAGCAACACTCTGTGCTAATGGCTTTGTTACAGTGGCAAGAGGTATCTGTTCTTTTGTTTGGGTGGTAGGTTCAATGTATAATCTTCCAGAGGCCATGAACACACGCATGTTACATGCCTCAGCAACCTTGGTCAGTTCTGCCATCAAATAGCCATAACAAGAATACCCAGAAAGATAAGGACTATCTAATATTCTACGTTCCCTTGTACCACTATCTGGTAGCGTAATACGTCCTAATGGGATGCCATGAGACTTAATATCACTAACCAACTTATTGATCACATCTAGTCGTGTGGAATTAGCTGGGAATGTCCTTGACACTCGACTATTTCTCTGCACTGTCCTACCTTCACCACACATTATCTCTGTTACTTTATCAACGGTACTGGAGTCTGTGTAGAACGCCACTACTTGTCCTACAAATAGGTCGGGGAGTGCCAGAGAACCAATTTCTACAGAGGCGTCTACGAAGTCTCCTGTGAGGTTCGATCTATAACCAGCCCTTACAATGATTGTAGTATCCACTTTAATGTTTTCAATAATTTCATCACTAAGATTGATGAATTTCAACTTAGTAGGGGAAGTAGAATCCTTAGTTTGTGTTATGTCAAACTCAAGCTGTAACCCCTTGCCACCAACACCAGAGATAGAGAAGTTTGTTCCTGATATTGTGTTATAGTCAAGGTAGTCTTTATTCTTTAAAACAATACCATCTGGGGAAACCCCATTAGTGCCCTGAGACACCTTAGTGGGACTAACAATAGTTTGGGGGATGATAAAATTATTAACCTTATCGGGATTGTAAAATACCACTTCATACGCAAAACCAAAGTTAATCGTCATACCAAACCCTAAACTATTGTTGTTATTCTAAATTATCGACATACTCGTCATAAGTCATAAATATGAGCTCGTGCGTCTTGTTTACCCCTAGATTATTCCTACCCAGTAAAGCATCCCCAGAAGAAAGTTTAACTGTGCCTAAGAAACCATCAAACTTTTTATTAATTACAGAGAGATGACTTGTCATAGAAAAGTTCTCAACTAAAACAATACCCTTAACGAGGTAGTTTCCGTTCACATCCAGAATGTTTAATTTCCATCTGGAGGTACGTTCTATCCATCGGTATTCAAGTATCGCAGTTTCTCCATTCATACTGACTGTTATGGCAGAATAACCTGTTGTTGGTGTAGGTAGTCTATCCACTATGGAACCTCATCGTTTTCAAGTTCACTTGCCTTTTTGAAGTGGTAGTTAGACTTTTCAAAACTCTCATTCGCAGTCTTAATGGCTTCTTCTTTCTTACTTACAGAAGAAACAGACTTATCTTCAAATGAAGTAGACACCGCCTTCTTTTCTTCCTTCTCGGCCAATGCGTCACTATAGGCTTTAGGAACACTAACACCTTCAGTTATACCTTCAGCATAGATTACTTGCTGAAGGGTAATACTAATCTGAAAAGACTGGACAATAGTACCATCTGCCTTAGTGGCACCCCAACCGTTGGCGTTGCTCTGGGATGGGGTGAAATTGGTTATGAACCAATTACTCTCTTCCTCCCCATCAAGTCTATGCTTAAGCTTGACAGGATAGCCAGCTTCCATAATAGACTTAATCTTGTCAATGTATCCCCCAGCCCCCAAAGGGTTTTGAGAAGTGGAGGTGAACACATCGGAGACTATGCCTGAGAATTGTGCTGTTGGTGGGTCTGTAATGTAGTTGTCAGACTTGTTCTTTCTGTCAGCAGTGGGGTGGGATGTAGTGCGGGCTGGATAAGTAACATTGATATCTGAATGAGAGTTTAATATCAGGAAGGTATCATCGTATCGGATATAGTATGTCATTGAAACAACCCAACCTCTAACCCAAAATTACTAAAGAACTCCTCACCAACCTTCTTAGCGTCAGCATTAGGGGAATTAAATGTTACGTTCCCCACTGTTACATTGGTTTTAGTAGAACCACCACTTCCTGCAATATTAGACAACATACGCAACGGAAGTGAATTACTTAACTTCCCGACCTTACCCAAATCTAGGTTAAACTTATCCTTCAAGGCCGCTAATGGAGACTGTAGGCCCGTGGTTAATGTGTCCTTCAATTCGTAGATTGCAGCAATGATTCCGTAGATAACAGCCTTAATCAAATAGAAGTCCCCCAACAAAACGTGTAACCCAGCACTTCCAGATTTAAGACCTATGAGATTGCCAACGAACTTAGCAAGGTCAATCGTCACATTAACAATAGCCTTACCGATATCCCAAATAGTACCAAGAGTACCAAACAGTATTTCAGATAATGCTAATATAAGAGGTTGCGCGTACTCAATACCGTCAGCGACGTCTTTGAATATCTTAGAGAAAAAATCAACGCCACCTGCCTCTTGGAACATTTTGTTGATTGTTAGCTTCCAAGCGTTTACCATCCTGTTTTGCTGAGATGTTAACTTTTGTGTGGCTTTAGTCAGTGCATCGTTCCTTCTTACAATCTTACTTATTGCTTCTGCATAAGGGATTACGAAGTCTTTTGTTGCAAGCTTACCTGTCTCCATCATTTTAAACAGTTCAGCCGATGTTACTCCCATTGCGGTGGTGGCAGCTTCAAGAGAGAATGGTAAGTGTTCACCGATCTGTTGATTCAATTCTTGTGAACTAACCTTACCCTTACTCACCATCTGGCTAATACCTAGCATAACTAAGCCAGCCCTGTCCGCACTCAACTGTGCTGTAGTAATACCCTCTTGCATTGAAGTATAGACTTGTTGGATTTCCTCAGCAGAGAACCCAGCACCCTTCATCGCAATACCCAACTTGTTGAATCCACTGATACCTGATTCAATGGGTGTACCTAGTTCTTGTGCTGTTTTTGCTAAAAACTTGAAGTTTTCCGCAGCGTGAGCTTCACTATCAGAAGCAGCAAGTAAGCTTGCCTGCATCGCATCAAACTCCTTACCTACTCTGAATATCTCTTTAGCAGCGCCAGCAGCAGCATAGGCAGAACCTAATCCAAATATCATGCTTTTAAATGAGGTAGTGAATCTCTGAGTAAGGGAATTTGCCCTTGTTAGTTCATTATTAAATCGCCTCTGTTCAGAAACAACCCTACGCATTTCGGCATTAAGGTCTCTGAACCTTTCACGTATTCTAGTTATCTGCCTTATGTTAGTGGCATTATTAAGCTCAGCTCTGAGGCTCTGCATCTGACTTCTTATGTCTGCAACAGCACCACTAAACTGTGGGGATACAGGAACACTTCTGTTGATCTCATGACCTATACGGGTAGATAGTCCAACCTTAGAGCGTTC